GGGGAGACAATTGCTAAATCAGAATTTGTTACTTGGAAAGAAGGTAAATTAAAAGAAAAAGAAAAAGAAGCATACCCGTTGCTTAAAAAGTACTGGGATGATTTAGGTGACTGGGATGAGTCGCGTTGGAAACCTACAGAAACAGCCTGGAGTGCTGCATTTATATCATTTGTGATGAAAGCGTCAGGTGACGATTTTTATAATTCAGCTGCACACACAACTTATGCGACTAAAGCCTTACAAAATAGAAAAAAATTAGCTAGTGATCCAAAAAGTCTGACGGGTGTGCAACACGTGCTATTCCTAAAAGGTGAAGCTGAACCTACCATTGGTGATGTGATGTTTTACGTTCGTGAAGGAAGCCTAGAAGATTGGATGGCTGGCGGCGGAGGTAAAAGACCATCACATACAGACATCTATGTAGGTGACAACAAAGGGATTGGTGGGAATATAAGTGACACTGTTTCTAAGTCTGATGCAATGAGTACGCATACTGCGATAATCAAAAAAATTAATATTTAAAGGACCCGGGTAATATGTTACTTAATGAAGCGCAAATTAGAAAATTAGTTAAAGAAAGTTTAAAAGCAGTTGATGATACTGCTGCTGATGATATCTCTTCGAGAGCTAAAGAAGTAGAGGCTGCTGGTATCGTCTTACCTGTTAGCGACAAAAAATTATCAGCTGTCGACGCTAGCTTTAGACCTGTCGTAGAAAAAATTATGGGCCTCTTAAAAGGTCAGGGTTTTGACCCTATACTAGGTTCTGCCTATCGTTCACCAAAGTCTCAGCAAGACAAGATAGACAAAGGATATTCAAAAACAAAAACAGTCTACGGTTATCATGTAGCTTTAGATGCAAAAGGCAATAAAGCGGCAAGAGCGGTTGATATTGTTAATCGTGGGGATGGCTGGAGTTCAACAAGTGCAGCTTTTGATTTTTTTGAAGCATTAGGTAAGATTGCCAACTCTGGGGAGTTTAAAGATAAAGTTGATTGGGGTGGTAACTGGGAAGCTAAGAAAAAGACTGTAGGTGGAAAAGAATATTTTATTGGTTGGGATCCCGCTCACATAGAAACTAGTACTATTTCAATGAGCCAATCAGCTGAAATAACTAAAAAAGGTATTGCTGCACTTAAAGCACAAGGTAAAGATATAGAATCTATCTCAGAGGTAGCGCTCAGAAATTTAATTAGATCAATTCTATAACAAACTCTTGTGACTAAGAATAGATTCATATATCATTTTTCTATCTTTACCACTTTTAGCAAATAACTTTATAAGTTCACCTGCCTTTGAATTTGCTTGATCTTCGTGAAAGCCGCCGGCGTCTCTAATGGGACCTTTAAGTATACCAATCTGATCTTGCATCATATGTGTCATTTCATGTGCTACTGACCTTAGTATATCAGCTAGTGCTCTATTTCTGCAATATACTTTACAGCAATTATTGCCTACCTCGTAAAGCGCTGTTGTTGCTATGCCGTGAGGTTCACGAGAATTAACCAGGTGAACTTCGAAGTCCCCCTCTATTGGTAAACTATCTGCACAAAACAGAATAAACTCTCCTGCCAATTTCATTTGTTCTGGAGTATAATGCAAATCATCATCAAGATATAATTTCATAAGTCACCTTTTATTAGTATATATCTATTGATTCTTCAACTGTTTCAACAAGAACATGCAAAGTATCAATATGTGGACCCATAGAAACATTCTCAAAATTAACAGCAGCAGCTACAAGTATTGATACTAGTTCTCCCTTCTCATTATATATTGCAGACCCACTACTTCCAAAAGTAGCAGGAATTGTGAAAACGCAATTAAATACTTCACATCCTGCAAAATTACCATTAAACATAAGACGCGTATTTGGTGATGCCATGCCGTCAGGGGCTGCTATATTAACTAATTTATCACCTATTAATGGCATACGACTTGCGAGTTTTGTTGTTTTAAAATTTTCATCTTTAAATCTTAGTGCTGATAGTAGACATAAATCTGCTTTTTTACTACCAATAATAATATTTGCTAACCTGCTAGTGTCACCTATGAATATTCTTATTTTTGTTTCACCCATCATCTTTTCTGAGATACTACTTTCACAAAAGTGATTTGCGGTTATTATAAAAATATGTGATGAAGAAGAAGATAAAACAACACCAGAAGCAGAAGACAGTGGGGTTATAGCTTGTTCTGATATACAACTTTGATTCGAAGTAGGAAAACAATTGTTGTGTGCTTCTTTAACTAAGAATGCAAAATTTTCTAATTGGGACTGGTACTTTTTTGTGTAAATTTGTTCTGTTGTATCTACTGGTTTTTTTGCACCTTGACAACTAAAAAACTGGGTTGCAAATAAAAATAGCACTCCTGTAAAAGACAACATACTCCACACCCAAACATTATAAGATTTCACCCTATTCATAAAATAAGCCCTCATATTTTAAGTATACGAAAAGTGCAACAAAGTTTTCTATATGTTATAATAAATTATACTCAAGGAGAAACAATGACTATTCGTTTAGGTTATGCATGCATTAATATGCACTTACAAAAAAACTTTAAAGTAACAACAAATCGAGGTATGATCAAAAGAACTTTTAAGGCAAAAGGTATACCATACGCTTCAGAGTTGGCAGAATTCAATACAAGAAACATTCTACCTATACTCCAATGGAATAATCAAAACAATATTAAAGTGTTTAGAATTTCATCCTGCTTACTGCCGTGGGGTTCTGAATATGAAATAGAAGAGTTGCCTGATGCGGGTAAAATTAAAAGAAACTTGGCAAAAGCTGGTCAATATGCTATTGATAATGGTATACGGTTATCATTTCACCCGGGACCTTTTAATATTCTTACATCACCTAAAGAACATGTTGTTAGAAATTCTGTCAAAGATCTAAGAATGCATGGTCGATTAATGGATCTTCTATTGCAACCTAGGAGCAGATGGGCTAAAATAAATATACATATTGGTGCATCATACGGTGACAAAGTTTCTGCTATTGATCGGTGGTGTAAGAATTATGAATTATTACCTGATGCTGTTAAGACACGTATTACACTGGAGAACGATGATAAAGCTAGTATGTATAGTGCAAAAGATTTATATGAAGTATACGAAAGATTAGGAGTTCCCACAGTTTTCGATTATCACCATCATAAATTTTGCACCGGTGACTTAAGCGAAGAAGAAGCTTTAAAAGTAGCAGCATCCACGTGGGGTGATGTAACGCCGGCATGTCACTTTTCAGAATCAAAAGCAATAAATGAAAATTTAAAAGTTAAACCGCAAGCACATAGTGATTATATTTTTAATCGTGTCGACGATCATGGGCTTAATTTAGATATAGTATTTGAGGCAAAAGCCAAAGAGCAAGCCATACTTAAGTACCGTGAATTATATGGAGAAGAAAATTGTCTATTAGCAGTAAAATAAAACAACATTTACCTCATGATAAGTTAAGTATCAAGTTGTGGGAAGAAGATAAGTTAAAACCTGATATTAGAGAGCAGCTGCTTGAAATATCTGATGCTTTTATAGAATACTTAGGTATTTCTATAGATGTAATAGACGTGACGTTTACAGGGTCATACGCGAACTTTAACTATACACCTTATTCTGACATCGACCTACATATTATTATCGATCCAAAGTCTGTTAACAAAGACGTTGACTTGGTTGAAGAATTCCTTAAAGCTAAGAGACAATTCTGGAATGACAGGCATGACATACGCGTTTTGAATATTGAAGTGGAATTATATGCACAAGATGTCAACGAAGAACACGCTTCAAGTGGTGTATATTCAGTTAAAAATGATGAATGGATTAACAAGCCTGATAAGTTTCGTGGAGAATTTGATAAAAGAAACGTAATTCGTAAAGTAAAGTACTTTAAAAAACAAATTAGTATGGAAATTGAAGAAGCTAAAATGAATAGAGTCACGGATGGCCTGGAAAAACTTTTAAAGAAAATTCGCAATATGCGAAAGAGCGGCCTCGAAAAGGGCGGTGAAATGTCGGATGAGAATATCATATATAAGATACTGCGTAGTGAGGGCAATATACAAAAACTTTATGACATGAAAGATAATATTTTTGATGTGGGCTTAAGTCTTTAATCACCCATTAATTATATTTCTTTTGCTCTTGCTCTATGATAATCAGCTTGCATTCTTCTTTTATCTTGTTGTACTCTTCTATTGAGTCCATGTCCTGCGTAAGGTCCGTCAGAAGGCACTCCTAATTGAGACGCTTGTTGCGATGGTGTCGTGCTATATGTTTTATATATATTGAAGTCACCTCGCTGTGTATCAATTTTGTCGACTGCTTGTTGGAGAAAGAAGTCTTCATGATTTTTATTATCAACATCTATGCCTTTCCCAATATCACGTCGAGTAAGTTTAATTCTATTTAATGCCATGTCTCTTAACTTCATTAATATAGCTTCATCTTCGTTGCTTTCAACAGAAGCAAATATTCTTTTGGCTAAATCATAATTACTAAATATATGAGGTAGACCAAGAGCCTTTTGAGTCTCTGCTAGCATAATTGTTTCACTGATTAATTGCTTTAATTGTTTTCTTGTTATTTTCATAATTGATTACCTTCCTATTTTTTATTCTTTTTAGCTTTAGTAGCTTTTTTAACTACAGCCCACTTCTTTCTTGGTTGTGCTGAGTTAACTCTTGCATAAGCCCACTGGTGTTGACTCATACCTTTTCTAGAACCGCTGCTGCCCCAAGCAGCTAGTCCTTTCTTGAATTCTGCATAAACAGAACTTGGAGTTAGTCCTCGCTTATTTGCTTTCTTTTTTAAGGTTGCTTTTGTTTTTGCACTTAGTCCTTTACCTTCTTCCATTTCAGCAGCATCTTCATCTGTTATAGAATTTAACATTTCTTCCTTAAGTGCCTCAGCAATTAGTTGTCGTAATTGAGGTATTGTTAATGATTCTTTCATGCTATCACTTCTTTTTTTTGTTTTATATCCTTTCTTATTACGCTCAGCATCTTCGCTATCTGCTCTCATTTTATATATTCTTGGATCGTTAGGATTTTTTTTATAAAGTTCAGAAGCTTTTGCCATAGTTTTTCCTCTTTTGCCTCTAGCTTTATATTTTTTCTTTTGGTATTTGTTAGGCTTAGGATCTGAAGCTTCGTCTACATCTTTATTTTTTCTAAGAGCATCGAAATCAGCACTTGTTATTACATCAGGAGGCGGCGCAACCTGAGCAATTTTCTTTTGTTTTTTAGATAATTTTTTCTTCTTTTCAATTAATTTATGTAAATCTTCTAAAATTATCTTTAATATTCTATTGTCTTTCATAACTAAATACCCTATATTTAAATAATTAATGTTAATTAACCTTTCCTTATTGACATTATTTAATATAATTATAACAGATAAAGCTAAATTGAGGAATTATATGTCAGTATTTAAAAATCATAAAACTGTAGCAGATCGATCTGCTACAGATAGAAGAAGACACAAAGAGAAAATCGACAAAGCTATCAAAGAAGGAATTCATGATATCGTTGCTGAAGAAAGTATTATTGGGCAAGATGGAAAAAAGAAAATTAAAATACCTGTTAGAGGCATTAAAGAATACCAATTTATATATGGTGTTGGAAGTGGAACAAAAGGCGTAGGTTCAGCACAAGGACAAGATGTACAGAAAGGTCAAGTTGTTAGAAAAGCTAAGCAGAAAGGAAAAGGTAAAGGTGAACCAGATAAGCCGGGAAACAATGCTGGAGAAGACTACTACGACGTTGAGGTTTCATTAGATGAATTAGCTAAGTACTTATTTGATGATTTAAACCTACCTGAACTTGCAAAGAAACAGAATAACACTGTGACGTCTGAGCGGATAAAAAGAAAAGGTTATAGATCAAAAGGTATTAATGCTAGACTGTCAAAAAAAGAAACTTTAAAAAATAAAATTAGAAGAAAAAATCAAGCTATCAAGAACGGAACTTTTGATCCGGATAGCGGCGAAAGGTTTCCTTTTCATGAAGATGACTTAAAATATAAGCATATTGAAGTTACTAAGAAGCCTATAACTAATGCAGTTATTTTTATGATAATGGATGTATCTGGATCGATGACAAAAAGAAAGAAATTTCTAGCACGATCATTTTTCTTCTTATTATATCAATTCATTAGATTTAAATATCAAAACATCGATCTAGTTTTTATATCACACACAACTACAGCGAAAGAGACAAATGAAGATGACTTCTTTAAAAAAGCATCATCAGGAGGAACTTATATTTCATCAGGTTTAGAAAAAGCTGAACAGATTATACAGGAAAGATATTCACCTTCAAGTTGGAATATTTATACTTTTCACTGTTCTGATGGAGAGAATTGGTCTGAAGACAACCCTAAAGCTTTAGAAAAAATGAGAAATTTAGTTAATATAAGCCAGTTAGCAGGATATATTCAGATTAAGCGATCTCAAGAAAAAATATGGGGAGATGAAATGGCAAAAATATTTGAACCCTTAATAAGCGAAAAATTTAAAGTTATTAACATCAGAGATAAAAAAGACATATGGCCTCAATTTTCAAAATTATTTGGAGGTAAATATGAGCTTATCTGAATATTCAACAAAAGATTTAAGCGATTGGGATGAAAAAATATGCGAAATAGCACGCAGTTACGGATTAGATTGGTTTGATATTAATTATGAAATCTGTGATTATTATGAAATGATTGGTCATATGTCATATCATGGAATGCCTAGTCATTACAATCATTGGTCATATGGTAAGACTTTTGAAAGAACTCACTTAAATTATAATATGGGTCAAAGTGGTCTACCTTATGAGATGATTATCAACTCAAATCCCTCAATTGCATATCTTATGATGCAAAACCCACTCTACCTTCAAGTATTAATCATGGCTCACTGCGTAGGTCACAGTGATTTCTTTAAAAATAATCGATGCTTTAAAGATACTGATCCAGACCATGTTGTTTCTAGAATGAGAAATGCTAAAAAAAGAATTCAAGGGTATATTGAAGATCCGTCTATAGGTCAAGAAAAAGTCGAATCGTTTTTAGATAGTTTACATGCAATTAAGTACCAGACAAACCGATACGGAATACCTCGGCAAACTAGAGATGAAATCAAGGCCCAAGAAATAAAAAGATTTAATACATACAAAAAGAAAGGTCTTTTGTTAGATTACGATGATCTCGAGACAAGAAGACTTTTAAAGCCTGATCATGACATGTTATCTTTTTTTACTGAATACTACCCTGATAAGTTTTCTAACTGGCAATTAGATCTACTTGAAATAGTCAAACAGGATAGTTGGTACTTTATGCCACAAATACAGACAAAAATTCTAAATGAAGGTTGGGCTTCATTTTGGCACTATAAAATTTTACATGATTTAAAATTACCTGACTCATTGCACTTACCTTTCTTGAAAATGCACAATGCAGTTGTAAGGCCTCACCTGGGTGGTGTTAACCCATATCATGTAGGTTTTTATATTTTCCAAAAAATGGAAAGGGAACACGGCCTAGAAAGATGTTTTGAAATAAGAAGTAATCATGATGATGTTGCAGCTTTAAGAATGTTATTAGACGAAGAAGATTTTAGAGAATTAAACTTTTTTGCATATGAAAACAAAAAAGATGGAAGTGCAGTTGTAACAGAAGTGACAGATCATGACGATTGGAAAACTGTAAGAAATGAAATGATTATAAAGACAGGAATTAACATGATACCTCACATCTACGTAGATAGAGTTGATACTGATGGTACATTAGTTTTAAAACATGAGCATGACGGAAGGGATCTAGATTTAGACTACGCCGACAAAGTAATGGACCACGTAAGAGCAATGTGGGACAAAGAAGTTAAACTTTTTACAATAATTGAAGAAGAAGTTTGGGAAATTTAAGTATTTTACGCAGAGAGCGTATTAATTAATATATGAATCAGGAGATATAGATTTATGGCACGCAACAATGAATTTTTGAAACTCATTAAAAAACAACGATCCGCTAAGAAAAAAGAAAGATTTGAAGGATCTTTTTTAGAATATTTAGAATTGGTTAAAAATAATCCAGGTTCTATTAAACTAGCACATCGAAGGCTTTATGAGACAATAAAAGATAGAGGATTAGAGACATTAGACGTAGACTCTGAAAATTACAGAGATATATTTAATGGTGACAAAATAAGAACATACAATTATTTTGAAAAAGAGTTTTTTGGAATGGAATCAGTGATTAATAAACTGATGAGATTCTTTAAGTCGGCAGCATTCAAAGGTGAAGAAAGTCGGCAGGTTCTTCTTTTAATGGGCCCAGTAGGTGCAGGAAAATCAGCACTTGTTGATTCAGTTAAGCGTGCATTAGAAAATGCTGAAGAGTACTACTACTTGGATGGTTGCCCTATTAGAGAAGAACCTCTTCATCTTTTGCCTAGAAGCTTAAGGAAAGAATTTTCAGAAATACTAGGTGTTCATATTGAGGGTGACTTATGCCCAATATGTCGTCATCGACTCATGAACGAGTACGATGGAGTATATGAGAATTTTCCTGTTAAGCAAACTGGCTTTTCCCAACGAGGTAGAAGAGGTATTGCAATGGTGCCACCTATGGATGCGAATTCACAGGATGTCTCTGTGTTAATCGGAACTGAAGACATTAGTAAACTAGATCTTTATCCTGAAGATGATCCTAGAGTCTTATCTCTGAACGGTGCGTTTAACGTAGGGAACCGTGGTATAGTTGAATTTGTAGAAGTGTTTAAAAATGAAATTGAATTCTTACACACAATGTTAACAGCAACCCAAGAAAAGCGCGTACCAACGCCAGGTAAGAACGATATGCTTTATTTTGATGGGGTGATATTATCTCATTGCAATGAATCAGAGTGGAACAGATTTAAATCTGAACACACTAACGAGGCTATTCTAGATAGGGTGTTGAAGATTGAAGTACCTTACGTGTTAGAATTGCACCAAGAACAAAAAATCTATGAAAAGATTATTGGGAAGTCAGATTTTAGAGGAGCTCATATTGCACCTCACACACTTAAAATAGCATCAATGTTTTCGGTATTGTCTAGACTCCAACCATCTAATAAATGTGATTTACTAACGAAGATGAAGATTTATAATGGTGAAGCTATTATTGAGAAGGGTCGTGTAAAGAAAGTCGATATTAGAGACTTAAAAGACGAGGCTAAGCATGAAGGGATGGAAGGTATTTCCACTAGATTTATTATGAAAGCTCTAGATGCTGCACTGTCTGACTCTGATAACGGAATGATTACGCCCATCAATGTTGTTGATTCCATGATTAAGCAAGTAAAAGAACAGGTTATTGATGAAGATGCTCAAACAAGATATTTAGAAATTTTACAGAAAATTATTCGGGAAGAATATCTTAGAATACTAGAAACAGAAATAGCTAAAGCATTCATCACAGCCTACGAAGAACAGGCACAGTCTTTGTTTGATTCATATCTAGATAATGCTGAGTGTTATACGACAAAAACTAGAACTAAAGATAAGATTACTCGAGAAGAACGTGATCCTGATGAAAAATTCATGAGAACTATTGAAGAAATGATTAGTGTGACAGGTTCTGCAAGAGATGGTTTTAGAAATGATGTAACAGCATATATGTTTTCCAAAATGAGGAAAGGTGAAACTGTTGATTATAAGTCATACAGTCCTTTAAAAGAAGCAATTGAACAGTATCTAATAACATCTGTTAAAGATATTGCTAGAATTGTTACAAGATCTAAATCGCGTGATGATACTCAGAAAAAGAAGTATACTGATATGATTGGAACACTTATTGAAGAATATGGTTATAATGAAAGTTCTGCTGAGGAGATATTAACATATGCTAGCAACAACCTCTGGCGTGATTCATAAAAATAATGTCATATTAGATAAAGATCACGTTGAAAATTTTTTTAAAAAGCAGGAATCGATATTCCGAAATTTTTTAAACTTTAAAAATGTGATCTACAATAAAGACACAACGATATCAGATGCAGCGCTAAATTATATAAATATTGTTCCTGACGATAATAGTGATAAATGTTTAAAAAATATATTACTAAGTGAATACTATCGTTGCGAACATATCTATCCTTACCTGGGTGACTATTTTTTATATAGTCTTTTGTCTGGTAACAAAGCAAAATACGGAAAAGATTTTGTATTTCATATGAAATCGGAAGAAAATTTTAAAAAATCTCTTAAATATGATATTAGCTTTAATTTTGCAGATTGGTTCTTAGGTAACGTTTGTTTGAATAGGACTGTCAATATAGAAGAATACCATGGAAAAGAATTATCTGTGGAATGTCTAGAAGATTTTGTTTTTAATATTGATTATGATTATTCTTTTTTCGAAACGATGTATAAAAAAGAATATAAAAACTATCGATATGTATTGATCAATGGAGTGATTGAATCAGTTGGTGAAATCCACCACCTACTCGAAAAGTCTAATGAGACAAAAGAAGCTTACGTTATTTTTTGTTTTGGCATGTCTAATGAAGTTAAAAGTACTATTATGAAAAATAACAAAATGGGAAGAATAAGTGTACATCCAGTTTGTTTTAACTCATCAGATGAAAGCAGTCTAAATATCTTAAATGATATTGCCGCAATGCATGGTGGCACTGTATTGTCAAGCGACTTAGGTATCACTATATCGCAAGAAGTTAGAAAAGAACTGCCCTACGGAAGAAAAATAAAATTCTTAAAAAATAATATAGTAATTGATCCTTGCATAAGTGAGCTAGAAATTAAAGTTCATCAAAACTTCTTAAAGAAGCGTCTAGCAGATGCTAGATATAGACCGGATGTTAGATGTGATGTTCTCGAAAAAAGAATTAAAAATTTCACCGGTAAGAAGTTAAATATTTATTTTCCCATTAGTTTAAAAGCGAATAAAAGATTGGTAAGAGAATTAGATTACTTTTTAAGATTTGTCAGTAATTTGCATAAAAATATGTGCATAGTTGGTTTGAATGATGAAAAGTTTTACATACCGATCCACTTTATTAATATTGCAAAAGAAAAAATTAAAAGCTTGAATAAGCAATTTGATGATATCCACGCAGTAGTTTCTTAAAGGAGGATACATGTCAGGTCAACGTCATTTAATTGAGTGTCATTGTATTTTGTCTATTTATAAAAACAAAGATCCAGTTATCTATCATAAGTTTTCTGTCTATAGTATGATTGATAAAAAAACTAACAAAGTCATACCTAAATATGCTAACTGTAATAATTGCGGCGTCACACATCTAGTAGATGAACTCTGCAAATCCAAAATACAGATAGGAAAAGAAGATATTACAAGTATTAGGACTATAGAAGAGATAGAGTTAAGTTTACCTGAAAAACTAACAAAATTTTTAAAACAGTACAACCCAACAATTGATGTATTGGAAGAGATTGAAGATATTTTTAATAATAATTTATTCCCTAAAGGTCTGATAATTAAAAGAGAAGTAATTAATGAAAAATATAATGTTAAAATTTTAAACTTAATAAGTGAAAAAAGATACACAATAGCATCAGAAATATTAAACGATACAATTGTATATAAATAAAACCGGAGATGATATGAGTTATTCTGTTAAACTAGAAAAATTAGCAAGAGAAAAACAAAGATCTAGAGAAATAGTTGGTGAAATAATAAATTTTGGAGTAACTGATCAACAAAAGTTAGATATCATTTTTAACTTAAGTTTAACTTTAGAGAACAACAAGGCAATAAAAGATATTAACGAAATATTAAAAAAGTATAGAAAAACTATTAACAAAGAAGAAGATACAGATAATAATGTAACAGACGATAATAAACCAAAAATCATTTTAGAATAAAGGAGGCAGATTATGTCAATGAATGAATCATTAATTTCACAATTTGAAGAGTTGAAGGTGTTAATTGAAACTTTACAAACTGATGTTGTAAAGAATGCTCAAGGTAATAAATCAGCCGGAGTTAGAGCAAGAAAGGGTCTAAGGCAAGCAAAAAAACTTGCTTCTGATATTGTAAAAACTTCACTCGATTCGAGCAAAGAATAAAACTATTTTTAACTTTAAAAATTTAAAGACCGTATTTTTTTACGGTCTTTTTTATTATTCAAAATTTGAAAATTTATCTTTAAGTTTTTTAATTGCTATTTTCTCTATTTGACATATTCTCATTCTTGTTACTTTGAATATGTCACCTATATCTTGTAGAGTAAACTTACCCTCTTGCATTTTAGCACTATTATCAGCAGCAATTAAGCAACAATTTTGAAATTTCTTTCCGTTAATCCAGTACCTACAGCTTTCTTTGCTGCACTTTTTTTTGTGATTATTATTATATTCGTAACATTTCATTATTAAACGCCTCCATCTTAATAATTACTATTATACATCGACATAACAAAATTAACAAAAGGTGACAGATGAACGAAAGAAAAATTTTCATTATTGATACAAGTGTTTTATTGTACGACCGCAATTCCATTCATTCTTTTCCAGAGAATGATGTTTTATTACCCTTGGTTGTATTAGACGAACTAGACAGATTTAAAGACAAAAAAGGTTTAGTAGGTGAAAATGCAAGATATATCAATCGATATTTGGACAATCTTAGAAAAAAAGGTAGTTTGCATAAGGGAATAGAAATAGATAACGGCCAAACAATAAAAGTAGCACTTTCAGGATTTAATAAAGTTCCTGTAGGTTTGGACCCAGACTATGCAGATAATAAAATGATATCTTTAGCTTTGCACTTGCAAGAGACACTAGAAAGAAATGTAGTACTTATTACAAAAGACATTAATTTTAGAGTTAAGTGTGATTCTTTGGGTATTAAATCTGAAGACTATTATAAAGATAACATAGTACTGGAAGATTCTAAAGCATTTAAAGGATTTTTTGATATTAAATCTGATTCACCTGATATGATAGGTAGACTATATGGGTACTGCTCCGGAGAAGACGAAGGCGATATACTTGAAGAATTTATTGATTTGTGCAAAGAACAAATCGGTAGAAGACCGCATGCAAACGAATACTTCTGTGTTAACTCAGGTAGCGCTTCCTTTTTAGGCAGATGGGATCAAGATAATATTGAAAAAATATGTCAAGCAAAAGAATTCCATGAAGATTTCCAGAGACTAGGGATTGCACCTAAAAATAGAGAACAACTTTACGCATTGAACTCTTTACTTGATATTTCCATACCGCTTGTAACAATATCTGGGTTGGCCGGAAGCGGAAAGACATTTATTGCATTAATGTCAGCTTACGCTTTGATACAAGCGGGTTACTATGATAGAATCATTATCACAAGAAATATCACCCCTGTGGGCAGAGATATTGGATTCTTGCCCGGTACAGCGGATGATAAAATGGGTCCTTGGTTAGCACCGATAATGGATAACTTTAGAGTAGGGTTGAAAGATAATAATTTAAGTCTATTCAGCACACTTAAAGAACGAGGCATCATAGAGGTAGCTCCGTTATCTTTTATTAGAGGTCGAACATTTAACAATAGTATCTTGATCATGGACGAGGCACAAAATGCAACAATACATGAATTAAAAACTGTGATCACAAGAATGGGTGAAAATTCTAAAATTATATTATTAGGTGATGTTGATCAAATTGATACCCCTTATATTGATACATTATCAAATGGTTTAACAATAGTTTCTGAAAAATTTAAAAATCAAGATTGCGCTTCTCATATTGCGCTAAAACGTGGTGAAAGATCACATTTATCTTCTGTAGCAGCAAGAATCATTTGAGGTAATCAATGTCAAAAGCACATATATTTAAAAAAAGAGATGCAAATAGGTTTAGAAAAGTTTATAGCTATATTAGAAAAAAACCAGTGGATCAGTTTGTTTCAGATACCGGTTTTACAATACTCACAGGCGACGTTGATTTTGTTAATACATCCGGCCCGGTATCATTAGCATATTCAATCGTTGACCCACTTATTAATTTTTCAACCGTGCCATCAATAACAGCAATATCATTAGATAATTTAAGTAATAATTCAGCAAACGTTAATATATTTATAACAACCATAACAACAACAGCAGTAACTTTTGAGTCAAGCGCACCTTTTACGGGAAAAGTAAATTTCCAGATAGTATCTCAGGACTAACAAATGTCATCTTTATCTTTACCTAGAATATATACATGTAGTGATAGTTCTCCCC